GCGCCACTGATCGAGATAGCTGCCCTGGTACACCGTGCTGTCGATGGCCTGCGCCGTGTAGACCCAGTACGCCTCGCCGCCATCCGGGTCCTGGACGATCGACATCGTGAGACTCGTGATCACGAACTCGCCGGTAATCGACCGCGTCACCGGGAGGTCAATCGTGATCGCCTGGCCGACCATCAGCCCATCGAGGTCGGTCGTGAGCGTGAGCTCCTTCGCCTCGCCCGACGCGGCCTCGAGCAGGCTGTCGGCAATCGCCTGCGCCACCGGCCGGGAGGTCACGTCGGGCCGGGTTTCTTTCCGGTGAATCACCGGCGTCTCGCCGGTCGTGGCGGTGACGGTAAACGGAAACTGGCCGATATAGGCGTCGAACCACCAGTAGTCGTCGGCGTCGATCACCGGCTGATCGACCCGCTGGTAGACCGTGCTCGTCGCCGCATCCACCGTCCACGGCATGTCGTCGAGGCCGTACCGGCCGACCGGATAGCCGCCGGCCAGGTCCGAAAAAATGTGCAGCGCCCCGTAGTGCGCGACATACGGTGCGTCGAGCACCCACGACCGCACGACGCCGTCGCCATAGTGCCGTTCGTTGAGGACGTCGGCCTGCCCGTTCGGCCCGGCGACCAGCGTGATGAAGTTGGCCGGCTGCGCCTGCTCGCTATCGCGCCAGTGGACGTCGATCGCATTCGTCGTCGCCTCGGTGACCGTGAACGGCGCGGCCTCGCTGCCGGGGATGAGCATGATCAGCGCCTTGGTCGCCGACATGCGCGCGACGTAGCCGGTCCGCTCGGAGAGCTCGCGGATGGCGTCGGAGATTTTCTTGTCGGTCCAGGTGAAGGGCGTCAGCGGCGGCCCGTCGACTTGCGCCGGGTCGAGCGTGATGCCGTACTCGTCGAGATAGTTCGTGACCAGATCGGTGAGGACGGCTTTCAACGTGACGTCGACCGCATAGGTCAGCGTCGCCAGCGCCCAGTCGGTCGCGGCGTAATAGTCGCCGCACTCGCAGGTGATCTGATAGTCGGGATCGTACTGATTGCGCCCCGCGAAGGCCCGCGTCAGAATCAGGCCGCCGAAGAGCGGCGTCTCGCCGGTCTTGTCGTAACTGATGAGGTCGGCGTGCCGATCGGGAATGAGATCCGAGATCACGACCGTCGCGCGCGTGCGGTCGTTGAGTTGCCAACTGATCGTCACGCTATCGACGGCGGGCGTCTGCTCGACGCCGTCAATCGTCAGCCACCAGCGGCCCGGCCCGACCGCCGCGACCGCGCCCAGCGCAAACTGCATCGCCCCCGCGGGCCGCACCCAGTGGTACGGATCGTCGCGGAACCATTTGAGCTCCGACGCCGTCAGCCGGCGGTTGTACATCAGGGCATATTCGATGCAGACGTTCGACGTCCCGCCGCCCAGGAACAGTTCACTCGTGGCACTGAACGTCGGATTGGCGCCCGACGAGGTGACGAACCCAATATCGGGCCCGAAATAAATTGAAACCTCCGTCAGGGTAAAGAGGCCGACCATCGTAAACGGCTGCCCTGGGGTCGGCGCGCGCTGATAGGCGCCCCCGCCGGTATACTCGCGGAACGTGGCGCCGCTGCTATAGCCCAAGCGGAGTAAGCCGGTCGCGTTGATGTCGAACGCGTAGCCGAGGAACGGCGAGGTCGCCGTATTGTTGACGGTGATGCCGAAGAGCCCTGACGCCGCGACCGGCGTCCCGAAAAAGCTCATCCGCGCGACCAGTTCGACATTCGGCGCCAGCTTGAGCCAACTGGGTGCGGTGACTCGCGCCGTCGCGCCGGCGCCGCAGATGAGCCCCGCCGTGCCGCCCGCCGTGCCGAGCGTGGCGCCGCCGGTCGGTGTCAGCTTGAGGCCGGAGACGAGATCCGTGAGCCCGGCATTGCCGAGGCCCGGCGCGAAGGCCGCGACCAGACCGCGCGAGAACGGCTCGCGGAGCGCGGCGCCGCCGCTCGGGAGCGTGACCGATCGGCGCGGATAGAGAAGGACGGCCATCGGCGCGCGGGGTTACGCGACCGTCGCCGAGATGCCGCGGTACTTGACCGTGTTGCCCGACGCCGCGAGCGCGGCGCCCGAGTAGTTCATAATCACCAGCCCCCACTTCGGCGGGAGCACGCCGCCGAACGCCGCCGCCACGCTCATCGGTTGCGATTCGACCACCTCATCGGCCGTGGCGTAGGCGATGACGCCGATGAGCTTGATGTTGTATTGCGTGCTGACGATCGTCGGGACCGTGATCGTCCCCTGCGTGCCCGTCACCGGATTGGTGTACGTCGTCGCCAGCCCGCCGTAGGCGTAGACATAGGCCGCGCGGTCGTTGCTCGGGGACGTGTTGGCGAAATCGAGCACGACCTGGACGAGCGCATCCAGATAGAGCGTCGTCGTATTGTCGATGACGTCACTCTGCCAGCCCGCCGTCGGACTACTGGCGAGGCTCTGGAGGTTGGTGACAGTGAGACTCACTTCGCTGCCGTACGCGGTCGTGATGCTCGCCATTCGCTACACTCCTGCCAGCGCGAGCTCGCGCGGGATGTACTTGATCTGATTGCGCGCGACTTCGCGCCCGTCGAGCGTTGAGACGACCGTGATCTGAATCGGCGTCGTACTGCCGCCGCCGAGCGCTTCGCCCGCGGTCATCACGCGCTCGCGCCCGTGGAGTGTGACGGCGGTCCCCTCGCCCCAATCCACGTACTGGCCGTGCGTGCCGCCCCAGAGGCCCAACTGGGGCCGGGGGACGGCGCCGCCGCCGGTCGGGGGCTCCGGCTCGGGCGGGCCGGCGGGGCCGGGCGGGTTCCGCGGGATCGCGTTGCCGATCGGCGGAATATTGGGGGGGCGAATCCGCCCGAAGGCGAGGTTGATTTCATCGGCGGCGGTATTGGCCGCCTCCGGCAATTGCCGTTCGAGGAGATCCTTGATCTCGAGGAGGACGTTCTTGATGTCGATGAGCGGTTGGTCTTCGATCGTGGGATCGAAGGTAATCCCGTTCAGATCGATAATCTTCTGCCCGTCGTCGTCAATGAGGAGCCCGAGATCGACGAGCCGCTGCATATACGGGCGGAGCGTCTCCGGGAGCGCGATCCCGTGGCGCTTCGCGTCGTTGTAGAGATCGGAAAGCTCGTCCGCCATGCCGCGGAGGACGCCATCCATCTCGGCGCCGGCGTCCGAAAACATCGTCAGGTCGCGGACGTACCCGAGCGCGGTCTCATGGATCTTCGATTTCTGGAATTGCGTTCCGAGCGCGGCGAGATCGATCCCGAGATCCTTTGCGCGATCTTCGATCTCGCGCCAGGAGGGGTCTTTCGCGAGCGCTTCGAGGCCCGCGCGCATTTCGTCCGTGAGGCCCCTCGATTCGAGGAGCGGCGCGATCGACGCGCGGACGGACGCGGGTAGCGTGCGGCCATAGGCGGCGGCCGCCGTCTGGAGCTTCCCGAAGCTCGTGGCGACTTTCCGCATCACTTCATCGGTCGCCGCCATCACGGCTTGCACATCGGCCACGGCTTGCCGCATTTCGCGCGGGTCGCTCGCGTCATTGATCGCCGCCCACAAGTCCGCGCGCCCGAGATCCTCGAGTTGCCCTTTGAGCGCGTCGAGCCCGCCGCGTGTCTCGGCGAAGGCATCACGCGCGCCCGCGATTTCGAGGACTTCCTGTATGTTGCCGAGCGCCTCCTTGAAAGCGCCGAGATTGCGCGGGCCAAACGCGAACGGTTCCCACAAGTCTTCGCGCCCGAGATCGCGCAGGCGCCCTTCGAGCGCCTCGGCGCCGCCTTGCGCCGCGGTGAAGGCATCGCGGAGATTGTTGATTTCCTTCCCGGCTTTGACGGCGCCGTACCATCCGGCGAGCGCGCCGACGCCGCCGCCGACGCCGGCGCCAATCGGACCGCCGAGGGCGAAGCCCACGGTCGCGCCCGTCCCGGCGCCCGCGGCGATGCCCTTCGCGCGCGAGCCCGAGCGATAGCCCACGAAGTAGCCGACCGCGGCGCCCGCTCCGGCGCCCGCCACCGAACCGGCCACCGGGCCGATCATCCCCGCGCCACTCGCCGCGGTCCCGCCCGTCACCGCGGACGTATTGACGGTCGAGAGGGCGAGGCCCGGCACCGCGCCGCTCGCGGCGGCGCCGGTCCCGACCCCGGCGCCGGTCCCGAGGACGGTCCGCCAGAGCGAATTGGCGCCGGTCCCGCCGAGGCCCGCGAAGGCTTGCGAGAACGCCGCCTGATTCCCCGTCACGTACCCGACCATGCCGCGGATAAGGCCGTTGATGAAGAGGTTCAGGATTTGCCCGAAGATGTCGGCGAGCTTCCGCTCGATCCCTTTCCAAATATTGACGAAGCCATCGGAGAAGCTCTGCGCGCCGGAAATTCCGTGCTGGAACATGTCGGTCAACCCGGCGCCGATCTCGTTCCAGACGCCGCCGATCATGGCGCCAAACTCATCCGCCCACGCTTTCGCGACGGCGAGACTGTCGGCCGCGCGTTTCTGCGCGTGGGCGAAGTTGATTTCCTCTTGCTCGCGGCGAATATTGCCGAAGACGTCGAACTGGCGCCAGTTCGAGAACGCTTCTGGCACGAACGTGATCCCGCCGCCGACGTCGCGCTCCCAGCTACTCAACGCGTCTTGTCGGAGTTGCCCGTGCAACGCCGACAAGTCGAGCAACTCGGCGCCGAGGGCGTCGATCTCGATGCGGAAACTCCCGAGGTTGCGCCCCCACGTCTCGAAGAGCGACGGCCCGGTGTCGGGCCCGAACGTGACATCGAATTGGTGGCGGAAGCGTTCGAGCGTGGGGAGGATCTTCCCGCCCGCTTTCTCGAGGTCATTGATCTCGTCGCGAACTTTCGAGAAGTTCACCTTGGCGCCGCGCTGCTGCGCGAGCGCGAGCGCCGCGGCCAGCTTCGCGACTTTCTCCGCCACATCGGCGCCGGTCAGGGTATCGGCGAGCTTCTCGAGTTCTTTCCGGGCCCGCTCGGCGGCTTTGTCGGTCTCATTGAGCACGGGCGGGATCCCGCCGACGGTCGCCTTCGCCTCGCCGCCTTTCGTGACCACGAGCCCGAACTGATCGTTGAGGCCACCGAGGGTCACCGTCGTGCCCTTGATCGCCGCCCCGGCCTGGAGGAGCTCGTCGCGCTGCTCGCGCGTCATCTTCGCGAAATCGATCTGGCTCGCCGCGACCTCGCCGAAGACTTTCGCCGCCGCCTTCTGGAGCTGCGCGCGCTCGGCCATCTCGGCGGCCCACTCGCCTTGCTCCTTCCGCAGCCGGCTCGTCTCGCTGAACGCATAGGCGAGCGCGGCGCCGACGCCGAAGAGCGCCGTGCCGAGGAGCGGCAGCGCCGCCTTGAGCGCCGTCGAGGAGATCCCGAGCGCCGTCTGCGCCACGGCCAGGCCGCGCGTCGCAATGCCTTGCGCCGCGAAGGCGCCGGTCAGCGTCGAGGCGGCGAACGCCAGTTGCCCGAAGAGCAGGAGCAGCGGCCCGGCAGCCGCGGCCAGGCCGAGGACGGCGACGGCACCGATCTGAATCGGCTCGGGCAGCGCCGCGAAGAACTTCACCGCGCCCTCGAGCATCGGCACGAGCGCGCCGAACAGGTCGATCGCCTTGCGGATCACCGGGAGGAGCGCCTGGCCGAGCGTGATGCCGACGTCCTGGATCTTGTTCCAGAGGATCGTGAGCTGCGAGGCGACGGTCTTGTACCGCTCGCCGGTCTCTTTCGTCAGCGCGCTGTTGTCCTGCCAGGCCTTTGCACTGAGCGCGAGTTGATCCTTGAGGAGATCGCCGGCGCCGCCGACGGCCAGAATCGCGTTCTTGAGGATGATGTTCTTGCCGACGAGGCCCTCGATGACCGGATTGGCGTTCTTGCCGAGCTTGCCGATCTCGGCGATCAGGGTCGCGACCGCGCCGGCGGCGTCGGTCTCGAACGCCGTCTTGAAGTCGGCGGCGCTCATCTTGGCGGCGCGCGCGAACTTGTCGAGCTCGGGGCCGCCTTTGCTGACGGCGTCGTTGACCTTCAGGAAGATGCGCGAGATCGCCGAACCGCCCGCCTCCGCTTCAATGCCGACCGAGGCGAGCGTCGACGCGAAGGCCAGGGTCTGCGCCTGCGTCACGCCGATCGTTTTCCCGGCGCCAGCGATCCGGGTCGCCATCGTGACGATGTCCTTCTCGGTCGACGCGCCGGCATTGCCGAGCGCGACGAGCGTCGAGGCGAAGCGATCGGTGTCTTTCCCCGCGGCGCCGTAGATGTTCTGGATCCGCGCGATGCTGTCCGCGGCTTGCTCCGCGGTGAGATTGGTCGCCACGCCCAGGCCGGCCATCACCTCGACGAATTTGGCGATCTCTTTCTTTGGAATCCCGAGCGCGCCCGCCGCCTCGCCAAGCTTGTTGATCTCGTTGACGTTGATCGGAATCGTCCTCGCGAGCTGGCGGAACTCCTTCTCGAGCGCCGCGAACTCGTCTTTGCTGGCGTCAACGGTCTTGCGGACGCCGGCGAACGAGCTCTCGAAGTCGATGGCGAGTTTCGCGGAGGCGGCCCCGAGCGCGACCAGCGGCAGCGTCACCGTCTTCGTCAGCGTCTCGCCGACCGCGGTCATCTCGCGGCCGATCTTCTTGAATTCCTTGCTCCACGTTTTCGCGGCGTCGCCGGACCGCTGCATCGCCCGGTCGAATTCCGCGGTGTCGGCGACCAGGAGCGCACGCAGCAGGCCGACGATCGCCGAGTTGGCCATCAGGCCCTCTCTTCACGGTGCGGGATGATCTGCTTCATGGCCACGGCGCTCACGTCTTTTTCTTCTTCTTCTTCCGGTACCTGAGCGGGATCCCGTACTGCTCGCTCAGGTGCGCCAGCGCCGACCGATGCTGCGCCGCGCGATCAGCGGGCGTCTCGACGACCACCTCGGCGGCAACCAGGTAGTCCTTGAGCGGCGGGACCTTCTTCGTCGCCGTCGTCTTCGCCCAGATCGCCACCGCGAGCCAGGCGAGCCGGGCGTCTCGGTTGGCCTGGTCGCGCCGACGGGCGTTCTCGGCCGCGAACTCCCGGTAGAGCTCGCGCGGCGTGAGCGACCAGAACTCGTCCGGACTCAGGCCGATTTGACGCGCTTGGAGATAGAGACCATGCCAGTCGTACCATCCGCGGTCTCGACCGCCAGGGTCGGCGCGACGCCCGTCGTTTTTTTTACGACGCCCCTGTCTTTCTTGTCCGGCTTCGAGGACTCCATCAGTTTGTGCGCCGTGTCGATCATGATGGGCAGCGAGTCGCCGACCCCGCCCAGCCCATCGAGCAAGTGATCGACATCTTTCTGCGTCAACTCCGGATGATGGTGCTGACTCGCGGCCCAGATCACCGCCAGGAGGTAGTCGATGTTGCCTTTGAAGACCCCATCCATCACCTCGATAAACGTGACCGGCTTCGCCGGCGTGCTCAGGGCTTCCTGCAGCACGCGTAGCCCCATCGTCCCCAGCTTGAGCCGGTACCGTTTCCCGCCGACCTCCAGGTCTATTTCCCCGCGTTCGGGATTCGCCATCAGTGTGCCCTCACTTCATGTCTTCCCGGATTCCCGGAGTCCGTGCATCGCCTACGGCAAGGCGGCCGAGTGATCGCGCAGCGGCGTGATTTCCGCGGTGAACGGGATCTTGTCGTCGACGCCGATCTCGCCAGGCTGGTATTTGCTCACGCCGCCCCTGAACGGCCACTCGAGCGCGGGCGATCCATCCGGGACGATGATTTGAAAGTTGCGCTCGAGCCGCTGCCGCCAGATCGCGACCAGGCCGCCCCCGGTGAAGCCGTCGCCGCCGACGTTGCTGTGCGAGCCGTGGCGCGGCCGCCAGTTACCGGTGACGACGAACGGGCCCGAATCGCGCAGACCGAGCAGCTTCTCCCGGTGCGCCTCGGGGCTCCGCAGGTGCGTCTTGTCGATCACCGCCGTTTCCATCGTGCCTGGCGTGATCGTCGTGATGTCCGCGATGGCCACAAACGTTTCCGGGCTGCCGTCGTCTTGCCCGACGAGCAACTGCGTGCCATAGCCGTGGATGGCCTCGCCTTCGTAGAACTGATTGGTGACGTCCATCGGTGCTCTCCTCTACTGACTCTGTGCCGTGCCTGACGTGAACCACTGCGCGAACCACACGATGTAGTCCGTGCTGACTTTGACCACCTTCAACTCCGCCGCCTCATACGTTTCGCGCTGGTCGGCCGGGAGAATGCCCGTGACCTGAACGCCGGCCACCAGGCCCTTGAAGCCTGCGAGCCCGGTCGGCGCGCCGGCCGCGAACGTGCCGTGCACCGCCGCCGCCAGGGCGTGGGCGCGGTCGTAGGCGTCGCCTTCGCCCTCGCGCGTGATGGCGTCGACCTGCACGCGGGCGCGGCAGATGGCCGTCACGCCGCGCAGGTGGCTGAACTCCAGCCGGCTGATCTGCTGCACGACCAGGGCGGGCAGCGTCGGCGACTGCGGCAACTTGATCGCATAGACCCGGCCCGCGACTGCCGCCGTCACGGGCGGCAAGCCCAGGAGCCGCGTGCGCACCGCCTCGACCAGCGTCATAGCCCGCCGCCTTCGCCGGGGTCGCTCACCGGCGTTCCAGATCGACGGTTCGCCGCTTCGAGGGCCGCCCAGATCTCCGCCTGGATGATCTGCAGCGACTCAGGGGCGGTCGTGTCGAAGGCCGGGCGGCCGAACGGCTGCGCGCCGTGATGGACCGTGCCGTATTCCTGGAACAACGCGTAGAAGATGTTTTTCGACGGCCCCACCGCGACCGCGGCCTGGAACTCGTCAGCCGCCTGCCAGCGCCCGCCCGCGACGTCACCAATCCGCCGCGCGATGGAGATGACCATGCTGTCGGCCATGTCGGGCGCGCCAGGCGCGCGCGGCGCCAGGGCGCCCATCCGCACGCGCAGCGGCTCGGCGGCCAGGCGCAGGATCTGGAAGAGCGTTTTGCGCCGCACGGAAAGCGAGAGCGCGTTGAGGTTCTTCGCGAACTCGGCGCCGCCCTCGGTCTGCATCGTGAACTTCATGCCGGCACCCGCGAGCTCCCGAGCGTCGTGAGCGCGATGCCCTCGAGCCGGCCCACCATCTCGGCGACCATGATGTCGACGACGCGCCCCCGATAGACCAGGCGGCGCACCTTCGGGACGTCGACCAGGTCCGGATCCATGTCCGCGCGGTACATCAAGAGCCACTGCGTTTCGTCGGTCGCCGAGACCTGGTCTGCGGTGAAGCGCTCGCGTGCGGTCAGCCGTTCACGGCGCATCGGGACGAGCTCGGCGAGCGTGGTCCACGCGCCGTCGGTCGGAAAGCCGGAGCTCTCCGGCGTGTCGGCGGCGGGACGGCCTTCGATCGTCACGAGCAGGTCGAGATCGCCAGGTTCGATGGGGCCGTACATCAGCCCACCTCCAAGGCGCCAGGTCGATAGCCATCCCAGAGATCGCGCGCGCGAATCACGGCCGGCGTGTTGTGCACGTGGTGGACGCTGAGCGTGCGTTGCTTGAAGAGCTCGCCGGCCATCAGATACACGCCCGTCAGGATTTCCGGCGCGAGCGAGACGGGCGAATCGGCCGGGCCCGCCGTGAACGCGATCCGAATCGGGTCGAGGTACCCGGCGCCCACCGTCGGCCAGGCGGCTGGGGGCTGAGGAGACAGCCGGCCATAGGTCGCGCGGTCGCCCGTCGGCGCGCTCACTTGATA